CCATATCAGTCTCCTTTTACTTATTCAGAGACTAAAATCTTACTCATTAAGACTTTTTGCCTCCAAAAGTTACTCTGCTCTGCCTTTCCTGATGGATAGGCATGCTTGGATGCTCGTCTTTATGCAGATCATTTTCAATAGCGTCTGTCTTTTGATTAGTAAGATTTCTGAAATATTCATCTCGGTCCTCTTTCACCTCAATTGGACAACGCATTAAAGCTAACCCACCGATGCCAATTACACCTTTGTACTTGCCGTCAGCGATAGATGGTAAATCCATTCTATCAGGATATTCATCTGCTTTTACAAACTCATATCCACTTCGTAACCTGCCAATAACATTTTTTTCATCGGCCATGCCACGATACTCAAGTCTTACCCACCTATGGTGAAAACCTTCAGGTGGTTCAGGTGCTTCTAAATTTGACGGAGGGACCCATCCCCTCGGTCGAGCGTCCTTTTCACGGGTTTCTTGTTTGCGTGAGGTAGTTTTTGTTTCTTTAGTACTCATTTAAGCCTCCTTCACGTGTTTTGCGTACTCTTCAAGTGGCACACCAAGTTTTTTTGCGATAGCTACCTGTGAGGGTGTGAGTTTCACAGTGCGGCGTCCAGATTTTGTCGATCTATTTGCAGAAGCAACCGTCTGAACTACACGATTGCCCTTTGTATTATCCCCAAATTTTTGAGGAAAATTGTTACGCATCTCAGCGTCTAAACTCTTATAGTAATCTTCTGACTTTGGGTCAAGTCCTTCTTGTTCAACAAGTCTTTTATGTATACCAAAAGCAGCATAAGTCATTACTTCATCTTTACCAAACCATTCATTATCTTCAGCCCATTGTTCTGCTCTTGGATCAGGTCTTTTGTATGTTTGCGAAGCAGGAGCTGCTTCTTTTGTTTCTTTCGGAGCATTTTCTCTTTCAAGAAGAAGTTTTTCAGCTTCTTTTAATCTTTGTTGATCAATAGCAATTTGTGCTAATTGTTCTTGTGCCTTTACAACAGCGTCATTATCTTTTGATGTTAAAGCTCTTTTAAGATTATCTTTTATAACTTCAGATTGAGTATTAACTCTTTCTTTAAACTCATTTGTATAACCAGTATCAAGATCTTTTACTTTTTGTTCAAAATCTTCATTCTTTTTTTTCATTGTTTCTGCAAATTCAATAGCAGCTTGTTCTCTTCTTTCAGCTTCACGCATTTTTTTTGTTAATTTATCAATACGTTTTTTAACTGAATCAGAATACTGATCTAACTCATTTTCATTTTTTGTTTCTGTAGATTGTTGTTCAACAACAATTTCTTCTTTTGGCTCTTCCTTTGTTTCGACAGCTTTATCGTCTTTAAGTTCTATTTCTACAGACTCTCCAGACGTATCAATTGGAACCATTTTATCTTGTTCTGATTGCACTTGTTGCATAGACTTCTCCATGTTTATAATATGTTAGCGGGTAAAATGTCTCTAGGATCATCTACCGTCCCGATTATTTCATCGTCGTTTACGATTCTTAACTCACCGCCATCAATCTTAATACGAGATCCTGCATAACGAGTTATTATCACCCAATCATCTTGTTTACACCAAGGACCATCAGGAAATCTTTTTTCATCTTTATAGGCACTAGGACCTACTTTTAAAACTTTACAAATATTTGTTGTAATTTGTGATTCTTCAATTGTTTCATCTGTTAAATGAATACCACCTTTTGTTTTACCCTGTAATTTAAGAGGAAATAAAACTACTCTAAATCCAGTTGGAGTTGGTACTTTTTCTAATTCGTTCTTCTTTTTTTCAACACTTTTGCCGTCCCATACATGTTTTGGCATTATTATCTTACTTGCTGTTTTAGTCATCTTCTAGCTCCTGTTTTTTCAGCAGGTCCGTGAGTTCCTGTTCTTCTTGTTTAAGTGCGTCGAGTTTACCTGTTAGATATCTGTAATCGTCCCAACTCTTACACAGTCCACCTAATATAGACTCTTCAACTTGCTTTTGTCTACTAATTAATTGATTTTTGTAATAAGTAAAAAAATTTTCTATTCGCATGATTTCATTTGATCCGATAATTTTTTACAGCGATTTGGAGTTTGACGATTCCATTTCGAATCTAACATCTCTAAACTCGCACCCTCAAAATTTCGGTCCTGCAGGCATTTCCACATATTACGGAACTTGGACACGCCTGTAGGCCCAAGCTGATATACCATTTCTGTAATGGTATGTTGTGCAGTCGTTGGTAAATCAGAAACACCATTATTTTCCATAAGTGCTCTAGCCTTACCAATCGCATTATTTAAATCTTTATCAAATACTTCTTGTAATTCTTCTTTTGTATAAGTTTTACCTTCTTCAAAACTATCTTCAGGAGTAACTTTATGACCCCAGCCAATTGTAGCGAATCCTTCCGTGTCCATGTAGACGTGGTCTTTAAACCCCTCGGATAATTTTACTGAACCAGCTAATTCGTCGTATGTCACTTAGCGATACCCTTTGCCTTCTCGAAACTTCTCATGCCGGCAACTCCGAGCATTGAAGTGACAATTGCTAGTAAGGGCCCAGTTTCTATAGCAGGCGGTACAATATCCATACCTGAAAATTTTGCATACCACTCAATACATGGTGATAATATAAAAGCAAAAAATAAGGCAAGCGCTCCGCACCATCCTATTGCAGGTCGCCAGCCAGCAACGAATACGCTGCGATGGCTGGCTTCCTTTGCATTAACATCTAATTGTTTTTCTGCAAGCTTTTGTTGTAAGCGTTGCATTAAAATCTTTTTATCTAATTTCTCTTCCTCACTTGTATGAAGTTCATCGACAACTTTTGAAATGGTTGCTAAGGCTCCACCTTTTCCACCACCAAGTAAGCCACCGATAAGATTAAGCACTATGCTGCTCCGCCTGTCATCCAGCTAATTATCCAGAGAACAACGATCGCTACAATAGCGGCTTTTATCCAGTCCTTCATCTGCCAATCCGACCACTCTTTAATATGTGACCATAGATCTTTTAATAGGTTCATAAAACCTCCTTTGTTAAAGTAGCGAAGTATACTATTTTATACCTTTAAAAGCTACTTTTTTAATTTGCATTCTACTTGTTTGACCCTGTGGTCCAGTTCCTTTGTTATCTTTTACAACAAAAGGAGAAATACTTATTTCAGCAGTTGAAGCTGTGCCTCTGTTTGGAAAAGGATTTTTTTGAGGAACTTCCGTCATTTTTGCATTTTTAAATTTCATTAATAACCTCTCTTTGCAATACCAAAACCTTTTTTGGCAATTCTTGTTCTAGATGATTTCTTTTTAACAATACCACCTTTTGCTAAATTAGCTGTTTTTATTCTTTTACCATCATCACTTACTATTGATGCTCCTGCGGGTCCTATTGATCTTTTTGTTTCTTTTTTTGAAGAAGTTTTAACTTCAGTAACTTTACCATCTATAACTTTATAAGTTTTGTCACCTACCTTAATCATTTCTTCTTCTTCTTTATTTACATTACCAGGAAGCGTTTTTTGTATCATTTCACCATCTTCATTTCTGAAAATTGCTATTAATTTGTCCCCAACTGTTTGAACTTTAATAGCCTCTGCTGTTTTTGGTAAACTTATTTTTTTTGTGTCGATTCCCATGGCTAATGTATAGTAGGTTTTATAAGATTTAGCAAGTCTCTTCCATTATGATCCATAATTTTTTGAAATTCTATGTCGGATAAATTATTATGATACAATATTTTAGCTACAGCCATCATGGACCCCGCTAAAAGTATCTGATCTTCTTGATTTTTAGTAGTTTGATCACAAAATGCTAATAAATTATCAAAAAACTCCTGTAATCTTTCGGTTGCAGTATTCATGTTGTTAATATTAGACACAATCATCACTTTTACAACTAAGTTTTACGTTTTTTAGACTTCTTAGACGCAGAACCACCTTTTTTAAAACCTTGTAACGATGCATATTTAGAAGGTTGCACTCCTGCCTTAATTAATTGTGCTATTCTTTTTGGATCAATAGATTGTTTTTTCTTTAACATCTGTTTTCGGAGCCTTCTAATCTCTGCTGCTGATAATCCTGTTGCCATTAGTTACCTCTTTGTTTTGCTAAATTAACATTTGCTCTTAATTGAGCAATATCTTCTTGTGATTGTATTTTTTCTCTAGCAATTTTTTCTTGTTCATCAATTTTTTCTTTATCTAATTCAAAACGTTGTTGATCATCAAAAGCTCTTCTTTGTATTTCTGACTCTTGAATGTCTAAATCACGTTTTTTAAGCTCAAGTAATGGATCAGCTTGATTAGCTTCTAGATATTCTTGTTCTTCTGCTACCATTTCCTCTGTTTTCTTAGCAATAAGAGCAGAAATTTCTTTTTCATTCTGCATTTGAAACTGTTGCATGAGCTCTGGCGGTACTTGTCCACCAAACTTCATCGCTTGTTCTTGTATTAATGGTGCATTTTTCGCTTCAATCTCTTCTCTTGATTGTTGTGAAATATGATCAGACACATGACTTTGTAAAATTAATAATATCTGAGGATTATTTTTTACTAAATATGAAGACATAAAGGCACGATGTGCATTAATGTGTTGTTCATGATCCTGTCCTGGAAAGACTTGAAAAGGAATTCCTTTAAGTGCGTTTGAATTTTCTTTTCCAGGGTCCAAAGGAGCGGGAGCTGGTGGAGGAGGAAGTATTGCTTCTATACCATCTACACCTAAAGCCATGTACATTCTTCTATAAGCTTCATAAATGTTATGTATTTCTGGATTACTTTGAGCTAATTGTAATTGTGTTTGTGCCAACGATATGCGTTGCGTCATAGAAAAAATATTTGGATCACTTACAGGTATGACGTCAATACGATCGTCGAAATCTGCTAATTTAATTTGTCTATCTCCACCACGTACAGAGTACGGATATGCTGGAGGTAAGTATTCAGCAAACACTCTTGCTAATATTTTAAACTCGATATGTTGTGCATAATGCAATCTTTTATGTATACTTGACATGACCCGTGAACCACGTTCCAATAATGCCATTGTAGTACCAACTGGATTGGCTTGTGAACCATCTCCAATTTTTTGATCAGCAATAGAAGCGAACTCTCTACCACTTTGCACGACAAATCCTAATAGTTGATATAATACTTGATCAGGACCCTTATATGGTAGTGGCATTAAGCCATCACGAATTGCACCGCCTGGTGCGTCTACGTCTCTAAATTCTCCTGGCTGTATTGGTGAATCATCATCCCTGATTCTAAGACCACGGGCCTTGAACCCTGCTGGTAAGTTTGACAATGTTCCCGCATCAATAAGTTGACGGAGCGCTGAAGTGGCCGTTCTTGATAAACCCCCAAGCATATGGATAAGACCAAAACCATAAAAACCAAGACCAGGTAAAAACTTAAAGTGTACGAAGTAAGGTATCTTTTGTTTTGTTGGATCGTTTGGTTTGTAGTTTCTGTAGATAGATAATACTTCGCCTGAGTTTTGATCAACTGTGATAATATAAGGAAGTTTGATTCCAGTTTGTTCTCCGTCTTTGCCTAAATCTTCGAAGCCTTCTATATCGCATTCAGCATGAAACTCTATTAGATTAAAATCATACTCCTCATCTGTTTTTTGCACACCTTCAAGTTTATCCATTTTTTCTTGAATAGGATTATCTTCAGAGATAGCTGGGTTTAAATCTATGTCTCGATAAAAACCAGATACTTGTTTTTTACGTAAATCATTTTCTGACATTTTTAAAACATGTGCAATACGTTCTGCTGACATCAAGTCACTAGCGTTGTAAGGAACAACTAAATCTTCACTAGGAATAAATTTTGCAACAGCTCTATTTTTCTGTCCGTCATAATAAACTTTTTTAAATGCTGAACCTGCAAGAGGTAAATGAAAAAGTAATTGATCCATCTCAGGATCATACTCTTGCATCACATTTGTAATTTGGTAATTCATAAAATCTTTGACACGCTCTGCTTGAGCTTCTTTGTCCATTGTAACTTCACCAACAATACTTACATCGACAGGTCCTTTTGCTGGTAACATTTCTCTATAAGCATGTGCTTGAAACTGTGTAACTGATTCGGCTAATAATGGATGAGTAACACCACTTGCTCCTTGAAAGGGTTGTGATCTTTCATCATATTTAAAACCTAGTAAATCTAATCCTTTTGAAAAACCTTCTTCCCAATCTTTTCGTGAACTTTTATCATCTTCAAATTCACCTAATAATTTATTTGAAATTCTCATTAATTCATCATCACTGACAACTTCTGCTAAGTTTGCATAAAAATCAGTAGAGGGTGCTTGTAGTGGTGGGTTAATTAAAGCTCCACCATCTTCCGTCATTTCAATATTTATTTCTTCAGATTCTCCAGGTGCATCAACTATAACTTCTTCTTGAGCTTTTATCTCTGCATTTTCTGGTTGTATTTTTTTATCTATAGCCATAACTTCCTTTTATTGTAATTTAGTCAAATTATCTACTTAATTTATTCATGCCTCTAGTAATGAAATCTTTTGTGCTTTCAAAAATTTCTTTAGCAGTAAGATTTCCATCAGTAGATTTAGCTTTTTCAAGAGCAGAGCCTTGCACCATATTGATGCCATCAATAAGAAGATTTATATTGTCTTCTGAGCTTCCTCCAAAGTTTACTTCTTTGTCTCCTATTGATTTTGCTTTTGCAAGATCTAAGGCTAATCGTATTACTTGACTGTCATCTAAAGGACCACCCTGTTTTTTATACATATCCGTGAGTACCTTTTCTATTAACATTAAATTTTCAGTAGAAATTTCTTCTGGGGTTGTAGCATATCGGGGATCTGGCGTATCTACAGGGCCACCCCTTCTAAAAAACTGAGGTTCCATATCTTGTCCAAACAAATTAGCGAAGGCAGGATTTTGACTTAACATCTTTTGAAATTCTGGATCCATTACGATACTTTCAGCAAGGAAAGTCATTGGACCACCAGCCATAAATAATCTTCCTGTCTTAACTCCTTTTGCTATTTGTTTTAATATTTCCTTAGCCTTATCAGGAGCACTTTTAAAAAGTTTATCAACTTGTGCTAAAGCAAAATCTAAATTTAATTGTTGTGCTTTGTTAAGTGTTTTTCTACCAATCTCTTGTATCTTTGAATAAACTTGTGATTGTATTTTTGGTTTTGTTACACCTGTAGCTGATGTTTTGGTTTTAAATACATAATCAAAGTTCTCATCAAGATATTTATTTTGAAAAGCCATTTTAATAGCAGGTTCACCTTTTTTATTTAAAGTTAAAACATTTTTATATTTTGATTTGATTGTATATTTTTTTGATTTTGGATTATATGATGCTCCCTTTTTCATAATATCTTCCATAATATTTGTTTTATATCCAGATAAGTATCCAGTTTTTTGAATTGCGGCTAACTGATCTTTATCTAAACCTTTAAGTGCCGTGGTCCGATATTTTTTCATCGCTTTATTAAAACCATCGAAGTCGTCTAGATAATCATTTATATCAGGAACATTTCCAATTTTAGCAATTTGTGCTTTTGTTATTCCTGCTTTTTCAAAAACTTCGTAAGTTTCTGGTCCCATTTTTCTCGTAACATTAGAACCTTTTAAAACGTTTGATGTTTTTGTTGTTTCTCTTTCCACTACTACGTCTTTAGGTTCATTTAAAGATTGTATTACATCAGTCATTGTTTCAGTAGCCGAGGCTAGCTTTGGTTTGTTCTTTAAGTTTGCTACAAGTTGCCCTAATAACGCATCACCGCCCTTGTTCATCTGAACAATACCACCATCTTTTTTAGCGATAGTTGGTCCAACACCAAAATCTTTTAATAGCTTTAAAACGTCTGAGTCCTTTAAATCTGATATTGTTTGAATAGTCGAGGGATGTAGATCTTTAGCATTAAAGTATCCTTTATCAATCATCTTATCTAACAATAATTGTTTCAACGGATTTTTAAAATCATCTGCCATTAGTAGTATTCCCTTTGTTGCGTGATCCGTGGTTCATCCTGATAGTCATCTGGTAGATTAATAAAGCTACCTTGACGAAAACGCATTAATGCCTGTGTAGTTGAATCCACTAAATCATCGTACTCACCATAAGGGAAAGCGGCGCATTCTTCAATAACTTCTTCTGCCCATCGCTTATCAGCAGGATAATAAATCTTACCAGCTTCAAACAAAGGTGCAACCGAGTTTACACGTACATGCTTATCGTTTCCTTTACTTGGTGTAAAATTTACAACAGGGACTCCTATTTGACGTAATTCGTGAGTTAGGGGTGTACCCGTTGCTTTGGCTTCGATTATCACAGTCTCTGGTTCCCAGTACTTATACTCCTCTAATGCAATTTTTTTTAATTCAGGGAAGTCCCACCTCCCCTTACGAACATCAACCAAAATTAGGTGTGGCCCCTTGTTTGGAGGATAGAAAACTCCCCACGTGGTGATCGCAGAAAAATCGGCTGTTTCTTTTTTACTGAAAGCTGTGTCATAACTTTGTATGATATGTACCAAATCAGGTATTTCTTTTTCTTTCCATTCTTTCCACCATTCTCTTTTGATGATAGATCCTTCTTCTGAAGTTGGGTTCTGTTGCCATTGTGCTTGCCACTTACCTTCGGACAGTGATGCTTTAACTCCCTCTAATTCTTCTAGCTTCCAATAGTTTGACCAAACAGGAGTATTGCTAGGCAAGATTGCCGGAAATTCTATTACTTCCCATTGATCTGCTTTTGGTTCTGATTGTGCATTTAACAGTTTGCCTGTTAAATCTTTCGTGGACCAACGTGTCATAACAATGACAATTGCACCACCTGGCTGTAAACGTTGACGAGGACCAGAAGTATACCACTCGTATGCTGAATCCATAGCCGTTTCACTTAGTGCATCTTGCTCGGAATGTGGATCATCAATAATTAATAAATCTGCACCACGACCGGTTATCGCACCACCGATACCTGCTGCATAATACTCGCCACCTTTATTTGTTTCCCAACGCCCTGCCGCTTTGGAGTCTGCTGCAATTTTACAATCTTCAAAGACTTGTGCAAATTCACTTGTATCAACAAGGTTTTTCATCTTACGACCGAACCTAACTGCAAGCTCTCCTGTGTGTGTTGTTTGTATCACTTTTAATTTTGGATTTTTTCCTACCATCCATGCAGGAAACAAATAAGAAGCAAACTCCGATTTAGTGTGCCTGGGGGGCATGTTCACTATCAATCGCTTAATCTTTCCATTGGCAATATCTTCAAACTTCTTTGCTATCTTTCGATGATGATCTCCTTCAATAAATTCTGGCCAAACGTGTTTGACAAAGGGAATAAACCTTTTTTCAGCTAGGTCTAACTTTCTTAATTGCTGTTCCAATAGTTCTGTTTGGAGTTGGACCTCCGTTTTGTTTTGCATGGTATTGTTTGTATCAAACTGGGGGCGTAGTGTAAATTATTTTGTACCGGTGCTGCTTTAGGGGGGTGGGGGTAAATGTAAAGGGGTTTTTGTTTTTTGGTTTGGTTGTAAGTACCTAGGACCACGGTTCATGGTCCTAGGTTTAATTATTTATTTCTTTATGTATCCTAGTTCTTGCGCAATTTTCTTTTTATATTCAGGATAAGGTAAATGGCTATATTTTTTAGACGCCTTTAAAAAGTTAATATAATTTGAACCAAGGTTAATGGTTCTTTTTTTAGTTTTCTTTTTCATATTTTCATTTCTCCATTTTCTTTATCTTGTAGTTTATTATTTTCTTCCGAATAAATAGCGTTATTAATTCTAGCATTTAATTCTGAGTAATAAGGAAAAGAATAAGTGCTATTTTCTTTTGACCTTATAAAATCGGTTAAAGCTCTTCTAATACATTGTAAATCTGTAGTATCTAAATCAATCATTTTTATTTATCCTTTCTAATTTGATTTAATAACAATGAAACCTTTTTAATTTCTTCCTTATCCCAGTATTTAAAGTATTCGTTGTTTTCGTCGTTAATATCTTGAATAAGTAATCCAATATTATTTTTTAAAGGTTCACTAATTGAAACAGTTAAAATACAATAATCTAGTAAATTTTTTGGATTATCGTCAAAATTTACAGCATGATTTTTAACTATTGTATTCGTTAAAAATTCGTCTTTTTCTGTAATCATTTTTATTTATCCTTTCTAAAATAATTCTAATTGTTTTGGGTTTGGTTCTTGGTTCATGGTACACGGATCAAGATCCAAGAAATTAAATGACTTTGTAAGATTATCAAATAATGCTCTTTTAATAAGTTTTTTATCAACGTAATGCCTAAATTCAAAAAGGTTCTTTTTAATTTCTCTTTTTGTTGTGGTGTAGTTAACAAAGTGATTACTGTACTTGGAACTTGAACCAACGTTCACATTGACATTACAAGTATCTTTAGCACCCCAACTTTTTGAACTGTTATAAATACAAGCTTCAACCTCGTTCCATATTGCATAAGCTCTAGACATAATTTTTATCCTTTCTTAATTAATTAATAGCCCAATTTATCCCATAAATGCTTAAATTTCAAACATTTTAAGGAGTTTTTTTATATCGGTTCTTGGTTCATGAACCAAGAAACAGGGTTCAGAAAAGCCATTTTTGGCTAATTTTAGCGCTTTTTTACCTTCATATGCTTTTATAAGAGAATCTTTGCCCCTTTTAACTAAGATAAAAGTGCGAATACCTAGAGAATATCTCTTTAAATGCCATGAAATTTGAAAAGGGCTAAGATTAATTTTATTTAGTTTTATAAATTTTAATTCTATCCATAATTCCTTTTTATTATAGATTGCTGTTATATCTGCTGTACCTTGCCCTATTCTATTTTCAATTCGTTCAAAATAAACACAGGGCAAAGAGTTTTTTAATTGTTGATAAAATTTACTTTCGCTCATTTAGTAATTTTAATTGTATTTTTAATTGTCTTTTCCAATATTTAGTATCATGACCATTAACAATACAATTTTTTTTAATCATTTTTTTTAATTCTTCTATTGAATATAACCACATTATTTAATCGCTTTCATTTTTTATTATTAAATCAAAACATTTAATCCAACACATACCTAAAGCAATTAAGAAAATATTACTTATAAATGTATATTGAAATATATTATAATCAGTTAACAACCACGCTAATATTAAGGAATTAATAACCAATATTAATACTTTTATTTGTTCCATTGTTTACTCACTTTCATTTAGTAATTTTAAAATTTTCCATTTCTTTTTTTTCAAGATTTATCATTTTTTCTATTATTGTATCAGTAAATTCAATATCAAATTCAAAGGGCATAACCTCTCTATTTTGATCAAAATCATAAACAAATTCGTCTACTGTTTCTTGGTCTTCCATACTTATCTGAGTATTAAATTCAGTTTGATATGGACTAGGTTTATTATCTGCTAATGCCAATTTATAACCAGTATTGCCCTTTTCAATAATTTTAGGTTCAAAATCTAATTTAAACATACTGCTTAATTTATCATTGATGGCTAAAGCTACTGCACAATAATAACAATTGTCAGGAATACCATCTTTGATATGTTTTTCTTTGACTTGTATTTTAATTTTTTTCATTGTGTTTTATCCTTTCTTATTTCGTCAATGTCATTTCCATATAATTTTATGGCTTTTTTCAATTGTTGCTCGTCTAATTGTATTTTAAATCTAAGTTTTTTTAATTTTTCAACGTAGCCATTTAAATTAAAATCATTAGAGCAATTTTTTATTTCAATGTTTATTAAATCCCTTAACAAACATTTTTCTTTTGTACTGAAATTTAAATTCATTTTTATCCTTTCTATTTATATGGGATTTTATATGAAAAGTTATACAATTGAAAGGTTTTTATTCATTAAATAAAAGTCTGCTATTTGCTTAAAAATCGTAAAATCGGTGGTATCTCTTTTAATACTATTAACTCTATAAGAGATAATCATTATATTATTTGGTGTATATCCTTTGTTATTATCAATTCTATCTATTGTAGGATTAAAATGTTTATTTTCTAAACCATATAAAAAAGGTTTTTTAATAACAGGACATTTATTATCTTTAGGAAATTTTGATTTAACTATTTCTTTTGTAAGAGTGAATTCCATATTCTTTTCTTTTGCTCTTCTTTTTGCTAAATGAAACAATCTATTGAAAGGGTTTTTTTCATGTAATTGTGCATTATATTTTACATCGCAAGCCCTACAATGCCATTTATGAGTATTACCTTTTAAATCTAACCAACCATTTTTTTTATTTCCAAACTGTAAAAATGATTTTTCAATTTTACACATTGTGCAAATTGAAGAGTTTGAAGGTTCTCTATGATTTTTTCTAACTTTCATTTTATTTTATCCTTTCTTTTTGGGTGGTGGTTTCGCTGACAACCCATTTAACCACGCATTAAGTATTTCTAACTAGTATTGCGATAATACGCCCAATTTTTTTCACGTGAAAAGACTATCCCATATATATAGGATAGTCAAGATAATATAAAATTATTGTTTAGTTAATTGAAGAGCTTGCTCTCTTCTAAATGGAATTCCAAAACTACCTTTCATTATGTCATCAAGTCTAGAATTCATGCCTTCGCTAGATCCTTCCTCGTAAAGTACATCGTTCATACAACTTTCAACATGCTCTAATTTATTTATTTCTTTAAATTCTTGCATTGTCTTACATTTATCTTCAGTTATTTGATCTACAATACTTTGAAAGCAATCATCAATCTGACTATCAGAAATAACTCTATCCTCTTGAGGTAGATTATAACTAGAAACACCATTTTTTTTAAATATTTTAATCAATTTTTTACTTTCAGTAAGTTGTGTTTCTTTTAACTTTCTTTTTGCTTTTTGAAAGTCTTGCTCAAGTTGTAAAAACTGATTTTCATAATTATCAATAGTCTTTTTCCATTTATCAATTTTTAATGTTTGATTAAGTTTTTTAGAGATTTGTGCTTTAACAATATCCTTCTTTTCAGATAATTTTAAATCTATAATCCTTTTTAATGGATTAATCATTTCTCTTATTTTTTGTCTGTAATGGTCAATCTGATAAACTTTTAATTGTGCCATAGTATTTTATCCTTTCTTGTAAAAAGGGGTTATCCTAAGGACTCGCACCCTTCGTTATGACTTTGTCAATAACCCCTTTTAGTTTACGTTATTTAATAATTAAATAACATAATATCCCATAAAACTAAGATATAAATTTGTCAAGCATATTTTTTGTTATTTTTTCAATATCACAATTAGTCTTATTATACTTAAAAGCTGTACCAAGATACAAAGTATATTTATTCACTTTATTTGGTGCAATTCTTTTTCTTATTTGAAATTGATCTAAACAAGCTAATTGATTTCTAACCTTAGTCAAAAATAAATTATAAGGATCTAAACTTACTCTATGAGTTTTACCGAAATAATCTTGACTTATATAATAATTTTTCATTTTCCAATATCCCCAGCTACATGGTGTCTAATAAAAGTACCATAAGGTAATGTCTTCACCCAATTTGTCAATTTTTCAGAATCAGGTCTATCTTGTTTTCTGTTTACTGTATCTTGCCATGCAAATCTAGTAAACCCTTGTCCTGCATAACAGCCCCCTTGCTCTTTTTTGCCTACTTTCTTTTTTTGGCTACCATGAGCAACAAACTTAATAATGTAATCTCTATTAATTCTTGCACATAATGGTTTACCTGAACCACAATTTTGGCACTTAATTTTTTCATTATATTCTGAAGGACACCTCACAAATTTAACACCTTGTATATTATCAACTTTATCAGTCATTGTTGAGGGTGCTGTATAAACTGTATCTCTTTTATCATTAAAACTATTTAATGCTTGAATGAGTGTATCAGCACTATAATTTATAACAGTCTTCTTTTCCTTATTTCTTGGTAATTTTTTATAATCAAAATGACTATAAGTCCATGATAAACCATTTTTTACAACAGCATTTAAAAGGGAAGCCAAATATTTTTTATCAATACCTTTTGCCGATTCTTTTGGTTTTGGATTTAATGCACAACTTGAAGGACAAGAACCATACATTGAAGTACCTGATCTATAAGTCGTAGCAATATTGCCTGTTTTTCTATTTGTTGAATTATTAATTAATTTTAACATTTTATTTTATCCTTTCTTTAGGGTTATATACAAAGGATATAAGATATAACCCTGTATCCCATATAACTATAATAAATTATAATTCAAGTCTTGACTTTTATATTTATGGGATTATATGTCATTTAACTTTATAACTCGGTATAATTTAGAAGTATACGCCAAAGTGTAAAGGGTGTTAGTAATTTAATGAAGGGGTTAGATATAACTATACAAGCGATTACTAACAAAGGGGTTAGATTCTCTACAGTAGAGGTTAAACTAGTTTTCTAATCCCAAGGGTCAGGAGTGAAGGAGAACCATAATCTTGTAAACGACTACAAGAGGGCTTCCAGAACCTTGCGTAAGTGTTTCATCGGAAACGTAGAAGGCAGAAACCCTGACAAACAGAGCCACCATGACTTAAAGCGCTATGGTGGCTCTACATTAAAAAAAGAAAGGATTAAAATGGAAAATTGGGAACAATGGGAAGAAAAATATAAACCTATACCAAACCACATAGATAAAGAAGGTTCTTATTATGCAGATCAAAATGGAATTAATTATTCTTTTGAAACTTATGGTAAAGAATTAGAGCATATACAAAACCAAAATCCTAAATATGTATGGACTTTAGGGGAGTGTGATGATGTGCAATATATTACTAATGGAAAATGGTTGGTTAATAGACTTGCATACTTTGTATGTAAAAACCCTTGTAATGAAGAGAGAGGGTCAATTGAATATACATATCAAGTATTTAAAGAAAACGATTAATAGAAAGGATAAAAATGAGTGTAGATACAGAGCTATATAACAAAAATGATAATCAAGTTTATCTAACACCTACAAAATGGTCAGCTACAGAGAGAAGACTATTTCAGGTAAAATATAAAGATCAAAAACTTTTTAGAGCTTTTGAATTACAATATTCTAAATGGGCAATATACAACATAAAAGATTTTGAAGATGTTGAAATATTAAAATATACCGATGATGGTTTTTACAATGTAAAACTTAAAGGGGAAACTTATTTAGAAGAGGCGCAAGATGTCAGTTTTGAAAGTTGGTGTGGTAATTTAGAAGTAAAAAAATTATTTAAAGATTGGCATGATAATGAGTTGGAATTATTTTTAGAAGATCACTCTAATTTATTTAAAATTGAAAGTGTGCAAAGTGATGTAAAATGCACTATAGAAGTTAGTGATTATGTTAAATTAAAAAAGTATTTAAAAAAGAAAGGAAGTAAAAAATGAAAGCATATGAATTAATAAAACTATTAGACAATACTTTTACTGATGTTGAGTTTGATGTTTTTGAAGACATTGAAGGATTAGTAAGAGTAAACTTTGTTGTTGATGTAGAGGAGGGTGAAGATGCCTAAATATACAGTAATACAGAGTTATACTGCTCAGGATATTTATAAAAATGTTGAGGCAGTAGATGTAGATGATGCAATTAATAAGATTGGTGGTTTACCAGTTGATGAGAATAACCACGAAGATACAGAAACAGAAGTAAAATTGGAGGAAGAGTGAATAAACAAGAAAGAGAAAAATTTTTAGAAAATTGTTATGAAAGAGCTTTTGTTATCTACAGTTATGACAAAAATTTACACATAGCACATTTAAAAAATTCTAATATGCCATTAAAAGATTTTTTAAAATCATACAAAGTTAAGATGAGAGAATTAACTGATGAGGAGGTAATATATACACCATGAATAAAATAATAATTTACAAAGAAGGTGAGTATCAATCACTTCCTATGACTGAAAGTTTATTTTGGAATAGAGTTGATAATTTAAAAAGAGCTGTATTAACAAGTGAGGACTTTGAATTTAGATTAATGTGGTATCATAAACTACAAGAATTATTGAAAAAAGTACCCTAGTGTTTATTTATTTATTTTTTAACTGTCTTGGTTGGATTGTTTTAATTCTTTATGTTCTAATTCAGTTGAATCGATGACTTCATATTCAGCATTAACAATATTATTATCCCGTATCTCTTTTAATTTTGACTCTAATTCTTTTCTAGTCATACTATCAAGAGATGCGGTCACAACCTCTTTACGATCCACATAAAAACCACCAAGTTGACCTCTTCTAAATTCAGCATTTATTGCAGGTCCTAACTGTCCATTTTCAACAGCTTTATCTCTTAATCTAGCTAATTCTCTAGAATGTTTGACAATATCAATTTTAGTAGCATCAGCGTATTCTCTTTGAAGTTTTTCAATTGCTTCAACAACACCTGGGTAATACTTAGGATTTCTTAAATTAGATGCTGCAGCAGTTGCACTATGTTCTTTATATCCTGCTTGTCTTGCACATTCTGTTGGAGTTATTCTTCCATTTTCTTTACAAAATATCTCAACAAATGCTTTTTGTCTGGGACTTAACCCACCTCTATTTTTTGGCATAATTCCTATAATATCCTTCTTTTTCAAAAAGGTATAGTTTATTTTTACCCTAACTATTTATAATATACTAAGTATGGCTTAAAATATCCCAATAGTGTAACATATAATAAAATCTTTTGTTACAAGATTGTGACATAAAAACATATATATTTCAATAAATTAACTTAATGTAACACTGTAACAGGTGTAACACAGGTTTGAGCAGTAAAAATATTCTAGGGGGGCTAAAATAAACTATACTTTTATAATTTGATAGTAGAGCCATACGATCAGGAGGAAAGAAAGACTCTACTATCATTTAACAACATATGCATTGATGATTTAACGGGTTATGTATGAACACCGGGAATCGAGGCCCGAACCATCTCCAAGCTTTTGCCATGATTTGCATATAACCATTGAAAAATTCCTCTATCCCAACTTTAAAAGGGCGGTTCGCCCTTAAACTCTATAACTGGTTTACTCATTCGAAATCGTGTAGTTTTCGAAACATTCTGGGTCAAGTGGTGGTCCGTAGTAGATCGCAAGGGTTTTGTTACTACCTTCGGTCCATGTTTGGTGGTAGTACTTATCTTCATTGATTTCCCCTTGTGAGTGACAAACCTTACACTGTTCAATGACCTGTTCTGCTTCAAACGATAATCTGACATATCCATTTCCTTTACATTTAGAACAAATCATAACGCTTGCTCATTATTGTTTTTAATCTGTCCCACTTCTTTCTTATTGCTAACTCTCTCAGGGTCCGTGGTTCCCGTAACGCTTTCTTTGATACATCTTTGTAGAGTTTCATTAATCGTTTCTTTAGTTTCATTTATCTCTCTCCTGTTATAACATCTAATGCAATAGTAATTACTTCGCTTTCTACTACTACTATAATTCGCAATTAAATTTACTTCCAAATATTTTCGTTCACACTTGTAACAATGATCATATTTGTCGTAATGTTGTTCAAAATACATTCTTTCTTCCTCCTATTCCGATAGCTTAATTAACATCTGGCGCAACCAGGATTCATCTTTTGCTATCTCATAATACAACCAAACACAATAATCGAAATCATTTGTTTGATCAACACACCCTCTCACATACGTGTGGAAAGGTGAATAATGAACCGTGATCCATGTAACAAGAACCACGGTAACACAAACAAAAAACACGCTACGTACCATTAGAGGCGTCTAGCGTGATACTCGATGTCTCTTTGATTTTTTAATACTCTATTCTCTAGTTCCTCAATTTTTGCATAATAGTACATCTTAATTGAGTATCTACCTGCAAAAAATCCTAAAACAAAAACACTAAGAATAGCAATGCCATGCCATAAAGGCATATCAAAAAAATCTAACATGTTAACTCCTCCCTATGTATTTTAAGTAATCATGTAAAATGTAATAAGTTTCTCTATCTTTATAAAAAAGTTTTTGCATAAATCTATTAACAAAATCTTTAGGAGCAAATCTTAACATAATACTTAAAGGTTTTGTGGAATTCCATTTAAAAAATATACAAATTCTAAAAAATACATATAGCAAACGCAATCTTAAATTATTCATTTCTTCCTTTCTAAGAAAAAAATTTTGGGTCATACATCTCAAGTAAAATATTAAGAGCCTTGCTGCCTTGTTGCAGCACGTGTTCCCATTCTTCTTTACTATACGATGTATCGTATTGTGGATCATAAAACTTCACTGTCACCCGTTTACATTTACGACATTCATAAACTTTTTTTATGGGGCTTTCAGGAAGTTTCAATTAATCCGCCGATCCGTTCCCTTCTTTCTTTCTTTCTCTGAATTTTACATGTTCTTTATCAACAAGTTTCCTGATGAAATTGTTAATCGTCATATAATCCTCTTTAGCTATTACACGTATTTTGTCATACGTGTCTTTGTGTATAGCAACACTTTTATATTTTTCTATATTCATGGGTTATATATATGGGATAATATATTATTAGTCAAGTATTTTTTCTTACATCTTCTATACATTCAATAGAAAAACGAAAATAAGGGTTTTTTTCAAACTTTGTCCAACTCTGCTCAATCATTTCGCATTGTTCTTTGTTAAGATCCATGCTTAAAACAGTTTGATTACCAGTGTAAACCCATGAGCTACCATTAAAACCCCATAAACTTACCACTAATAAAAAAACTTTAGTCACTAATCTCTTTTATTTCACCCCAACTATTACCTATCTCTACATCTACCTTACATTTAACCTTGAGATCAACACAATTTTCCATTATTCTTTGTATGACCGAATACTTTTCGGGATTATCAACAGATAGATTCAATTCATCATGAACCTGGATATGAGGAAGAAAACCTTCCTCGTGCAAATCTATCATCGCTTGCTTTGTTTGATCCGCCGCACTGCCCTGTATTAGCTTGTTAAGAGCTTTGTAGGTAAAAGCACGTCTAATGTTCTTACCATGCTCTCTCATCGCTTCTACGTGTGGTAATGGCTTATTAATGCCAAACAAATTTGGTTCCCATAAATCGAAACGACATTTGCGACCAAGTAGTGTTCTTATATATCCAACATCTTGCGCACGTTGTGAAACTTTATCAGCAAGCTCTTTTACAAAAGGAACTCGTTTGTGATATTGTTTCCAAAGATCCGCTGTATCTTCTTCATCTAAACCTAACTCTGAACCAAGTTTACCTTTGCCCATACCATACATCATACCAAGGTTAATTGTTTTTGCTGTCTTACGATCAATGCCTGCCATATCTGCTACAATTTGATGGAAGTCTGCATCTTCATTTTGATATGCATCAATAACGGTATCAGAACCGGGCAACCCACCATTTGTTAATTTAGCAAAGTGTACCGTGATCCGTGGTTCTTGTTGCGAGTAATCAAATGTTCCCCACTTGCATCCTTCTTCAGGAATAAATAATCGTCTGATCCGTGGACCAATAATATTATTACGTGCAGGAATTTGCTGTAAGTTTGGATTACTATACGAGAACCTACCTGTTACTGTTCCTCCTTGATCCGAACGCATTTGGTGGATCTCTGCGTGAATCCTGCCTCTGTACGAATGCTTGAGTATTGTATCGATGAAGGTGGTTCTTGCTTTATTAATCTCTCTCGCTTCAACAATGTTCTTGGCCAACTGACTAGGATGCGTCGTAAGAAAATTTTTATCAAACTTAGGCTGACCAGATTTTGGAGTCGTTTCATATCGAATACTTTTCGCATCGAAAGCTTTCGCCACTGACGTTGGAGTCCATACTTCCACAGCAACACCTGTATCCTTATAGATATTATCCAATATCTTTTTCTCTCTATTAGCGAAATCGTTTTTCGTGCGTTCTGCTTCATCAAGATCAATCCTAACGCCTTTCTTTTTCATTTCAAATAAAATTGGAAAAAGCTTTGTTTCTAAATCAAAAATAGATAGTAGATCTTGTTTAATTAATTCTGTTTTAAAGAACTGCCATAACTTTAACGTGAGTACTGTATCTTGTTCAGCATAAGGACCAACATACATCGGTGGTAGTTTCCACATTTCTCCTTTAGCATCAACGCCCCAATTTTTAGCAGCATCATACAATAATGATTCACTCTTTGTTTCACCAAGATAATGTTTACCTAACTCATTAAGTGAATATCTAAATCTATTTTCATCAACAAGAGGAGCGGCAATCATTGTGTCAATAATACGACCATGAACTTTTAAACCCATAGCGTGTAACCAACCAACATCATACATCGCATTATGAAATATTTTATCGCATGGTAATTCTAAAATCTTTTTTAATTGCCCTGTAAATATTTTTTGATCAAAGTTACCACCGCCTTCATGATTAATAGGAAAGTATCCTGTCCATCCATCGACTGCTATGGCAACGCCTGCAACAAAACCTTTTTTAACAGGCCATCCAGGACCAATGCCTGTATTTAAACCGATATCATTTGTTTCTAAATCAATACAAATTTCTTTTGCATCACTAAGATCTGGAATTGATTCAGGAGGAACCCACTCACTTGGTGGTTGAAACAATGGTATTTGTGTCATGATGTTTCCTTTTTGCTAATTTCACCTGCAATGCCAGCGTATCCGGCAATGTCTATGTAACAGTCATCAGTATGCATGTTTTTTAATCGTGCTACTTTTACCAACAACATACAAATTGCTACATCGTGAGGCGATATTTCTACATCAAGAAATGCACTCCACAGCTTTGCAATGTTTTGATGATTAAGTGTTTTATCACCATAATCTTCTTGTCGTTGACCTTCGACTAACTCAATCGCTTTCTTTAAAAAGTCAGATGTTTTCTTCATGCAAATACCTCTCTAAATTCTCTGTTACTGCGTGAACGAACTAAATATAAATTTTGTTTAGCTCTTGTTAAAGCAACATAAAAAACTCTTCTCTCATCATCTTTTTGTCGCCAATATGATTCATCAGCCTTACGTGATAAATCAGATAAAACCATTACGTTATCTGCTTCTCCACCTTTACTTCCATGTACTGTAGAGAGCGTGATCCGTGGTACGGGATTAAAGCTACCTTCTTTTTGTATAACGGTAGAGACATACGCTTTTTTATATTCAGGGACCTTGTCTAATGCTTCATGCCACGAATAATCTTTTGGTACTTGCAATCCGTTATGTTGTTGTAATTGATCAAAGGTAAATGTTGCTTCAGGATCGACACCTGTTAAATTTTTATAGCCACGTTCAACACCAACATTACTATTCATATAATAATACAAATCTTTTAGTTGATTAAAATCAATGTATCCTCCTTTCTGAAGATCTCGCCATGCTGTGATAGCATTAACTAAACGTTTACCAATAGAACTTTTATCTGCACGATGATAAAAATATCCAAGTATACGTAAGTCATCTTCTATCTGATCTAAAAAATAATTTGTCCTGCCAAGAATTAACCAGTTACCTGTTTTTAAATGTTCATAATTTCGCCTTGGTAAGTGCACAATGTTGCCTTCTTCTTCTTTAGGACTCCATGTTTTTGCTACTCTATTCTTTACACGATTAATTAAATTAATTGCACGCTCTTGTATTTTAATGGGTAAACGATACGACTTGTCAAGAATAATTCTATTACCTTCTCTATTTAATAAATACTCACTACGAGCTCCTGCCCAGTTAAATATAGCTTGATCATCATCTCCTGCAATGTAAACTCTTTTTGCTTTTTCTGCTAACTTATCAACCATTTGCCATTGTATGTAAGAAAGATCTTGAGCTTCATCAATGATAAGAACATCGAGCCGTGGTGCGATATCCTCTTTTAAAAATTCTACAATCATGTCAGTAAAATCATATTTATATTTACCACCACGACCAAACTTATAATCATGTAATGTTTCAGCAATTAATTTTAACTTTGGCCATCCACCTTGCATGTGTCCACTGTGCTGAAACTGTGCGTATAATGTGTTACCATTTATTTTTGCCATATCAATGACACGCATAAAAATATCATTAGGTGATGATACACCATACGATCCTAAAACTTCTGAATTAGGATTAGATAACTTAACCTGTAGCTGTTGCGATAAATATCGATAGTCTTCATCATTCATAACATCTGATTCTGCTAAACCTAAAGCCATAAAAGCTAAACTATGTAATGTACGAAAGTATTTAAAATCTTGATCTTTACTATCAGGAAAAAATACAAGTGCTCTGTTAAGAGCTTCTCTTGCTGCTTTTTGTGTAAACGCAAAGTAACCTATACGATCAGGTGATGTATTAGGTAATTCTTTTGCAACAACTTGTTCAATTAAGTAAGTTGTTTTACCTGTACCTGGTGGACCAAAGATTAAATTAACAGACATTAAAAAGGTATCTCCTCTTCAAATGTTGGTGTTTCATGTTCATGTTGGTCCTTATCCTTTAATGCAAATGCTTTTGGAACGTACCATACACGACGAACCTTACCACTAATTCTTGTTGTTTCACTGTCTCCATCCAACCCTCTTATACTAGAATGTATCTGTGTTTGGTTAAAAGATTTAAATTGTTTTTTAGTAAGAAACTCAACTAATGCTTCAAGACGAAAATAAATTTTATCATTTTTGTGTAATGCTTGACCTAAACGTAAACCTTCCCAATCTTGAGCATCACCTTGGTCCGTGATAAATTCTTCAAGTAACTCGGCAAATCTTCCTGCCGCTGTAACCTCAATTGGCATTTCAATAATCTTCACATTCGCTAATAATGCTTGAAGTCTAGCTGTCCAATCTCTAGGGTTTAATGAATTAGGTAAAATATTTACTCTACCCATACAGGCTTTACGAAATAAATTTTGATCGTACAATTCATTATTAGATAAACTTAATCGTTTACCATCGACAGTAATAAACCATTGTGATTCATCTGATTGAAACTTTGTTAAATCATCAAACTTACTTTCAAAGTCATCACCAATACCAAACTTTCTTGTTTGACAAACAGAACTATTACAATGCGAACACATTGGTTCTATCTTACATGTGTAATTATAATCAGTTGTTTCATGCTGTTTAATTGTTTTAATAACTTCGTTCATCTTTAATGGCTGTTCCATATACTTTTGATTAAACTCAGATATTTTATCTTGCCATTCTTTTGGCCATTTCTTTTTTGCATAGACACTGTAATGAAATAAAACTACATCTCTTGTGCCTTGCTGTACTTTTGTTGACATAAATGTTTCAAGACATGGAGGTCCATCAGACATCTCTTTAAAATTTTTTTTCTTTTTTAATTTTATTTTAGCAAAATCTTCTTCGGATATTCTAAACTTTTCGACAAGAGTATAAAACTCTTCAAGAGTAGCCGCAGAACCATCATCCAAAAAAGCATACCTATTGTTATCAGTGCCACCAAAGTAAGGAAGATTAAGAAAGTTCCCAACGTCTCCACGTTCCTTCTCAATCTTTTCTTGCTTAGGAAATATTTCACAACCCGCATAACCAAGTTCTCCTGCAATCTGTTCTAATTTTTGACGCATTAATCTTGCAGAAATAAAACTCTTTGTAAAACAAAATATATGTGCGCCACCACTTTTGGAACGACATACAACTAAAGGAAACTCTTCCTCTCTAATTTTATCTATAATTTTTTTGTGATCTAAAGGGTAGTCATCAATATCAATACAACCCCACTGACAAGTGTTGTCATCTGTTATTGGTATAATACCCAAACTTCTTTCACCCGATAAGTGTTGTTCCCACAAATCATCGGTAGGTGGTTTTCTGACAATGAGAGATCTACCCTCCATCTTGCCTTTATCGTTTATGCCACCTTCTTTTTGATAGCAACCATGTGCTCTCTCTTGACCTTTATATATTTCTTTAAACTTTTCCATCTGATGCTCATAATATTAAAAAAGGGCGGTCGAGCCGCCCTTTATAAAAAGGTTTAGTACGGCGAATCCGTTTTTTTGTCTTCTTCACTTTCGTGTTTGACTTTGGCTACGCCTGTATTAACGTCTTGTGAGACACCTTTGGCCGTATTATAAAGACCCGAGTCTTCATTAGAAAGAAAATCACCTGCGGTAATATCCCAACCATACCAAAATCCTTGATCGTTTTCTTCTTTAACTGTTTTAAGGTTATAGAATTTTGAAAACATTGGTGGTGTGAATGGACCATTCTTACCAATTATCTTGGTAGTTTTCATCATTGTGTTCCACTTACGACTTTTTTTAAGCTGTGTAGCTTTCATCGTAATCACTGCCGGTTCCCCCACATTATCTTTTACGAGTAAAACAAAATGATTAGCACATGTTTCCACATAGTTTCCATTTTCTAAACGATCTTTATTCGTTTGATCTCTGGTTGTTTTTGTAAGTATATCACTGCCTGCATCATAAATGTTGACAGGAGCGCCTGTACTTTCCTTTCCTCGATCTCTCCATTCTACATATTGTCTAGCATATGCACATGGTATGACTGTGACGCCATCTTTACCTTTGTACCATTCATTAGTTGCACTATTGTAAATGTCACCAGGTTTAGCACCATCTAAGTCTTCGAGTTCTTCTGACAAGGGTTGCAACACTTTCAACCGAGGTGTTGCTGTATCTTTGTCATCCATTCCTTCAAATCCCACTTGAGCATCAGTTTCAAACATATCATTGAAAGGAATGACTTCTGCGGTCTTCTTTTTTGTAACGGCTTTTTCCATTTTTACCTCTTTATTTTTTCGTTAATTTAGTCTTTGAACCAACAAAGACGCCAAATTTGTCCATGGGCAATTCATCACCATTGGTAATTCGCTCACGGGCAAATGCTTTTAGGGTCATAGGTTCGACCCAAACCTTTTGCTGAACTGGTAATCCCAGTTCTGAAACTTGTTTTTTAAAATCTTCTGCTTTATCATCTTCTCCACGACCAAAAGATGCAGACAATTGATTTTTAATTAAATCACCATGTCCGTGGTCCCTGAGCCAATCAAAAGCTTCCTCTTTATATTTAGCAGGTATCGATGCATAAATTGCAGGTACCACTTCTAATTTAGATCCGTCTTTTAACGAGATACTTGTTAAATTCATTTCGTTCATTTTTTCAGGAATTACTTCCTCACTTATTTTTCTAGCATCTTCTTTTATTTTTTTTAATGCCTTTTCTAACACAGATGCTTCGTCTTCTAAGTCAACAAGCTTTTGAGATAACTCACTAATATCTTTTAATGCATCATCTTTTACATCTATGTTTACATCTTTTTCAAAATCAATCATCGATTTCTCCTTTCTCAAATAAATTAAACTTTACAGGATAATAACGGTTTTCCATTCTATCCCATTTTAAACATTGTATTCTACCACGATTCATTTCTGATGCAATAGCACATGCAATGCCCATCGCAACGGGATCACCCATAAGTAAAAGATAATCATCGTCACTAAAATCTTTCAATTTTCTTTTCAATTTATTTACAGTAGGTTGAGAACTTAAAACTAATTGTGTGCCTTTTGGCAACAATAATTCTAACTTACCGTAATTTTCAGCACTAAGAATATTTCTTCCTGGTACTTCTTGAACTACAAAAACTGTCATCTTTCTAATCCGCTAAATAATACTTGTATTCATATTAATCAAGCATTATATCTTAAATTAGAAATAATAATAGGATAACAATGGATTATAAGTTTAAAACAGAGCCATACGAGCATCAATTAAAAGCTTTAGGAGCTTCACATAACAAAGAAAACTTTGCTTTTTTTATGGAAATGGGAACGGGTAAATCAAAAGTATTGATAGATAATATTGCCATGCTGCATGATAAAGGCAAAATTAATAGTGCTTTAATTGTAGCTCCAAAAGGTGTGTATAGAAACTGGGAAAGACAAGAGATACCCACACATATGCCAGAACATGTGGATTATTCTGTATTAGTTTGGAATCCTAATTCAACAAGTTTCTTAAAAGAATACGCTAAGTTTTTGAAAAATGATGATAAATTAAAAATATTTCTTATTAATATAGATGCTTTTAGTACAGCTAAAGGAACTGAAATTGCTAAACGTTTTTTAGTAGCAACACAATGTATGATGGCAATAGATGAATCAACAACAGTTAAGACACCTACAGCAAAAAGAACAAAGACTATTTGTAAAATGCGTACACTTGCAAAATATAGACGTATACTTACAGGTTCGCCAGTTACAAAAAGTCCATTAGATTTGTATACGCAGTGTTATTTTTTAGACCCAGAACTTTTAGGTTTTGCTTCGTATTATACTTTTAAAAATAGATATGCTGTGATGGTTAGTCGTAGTGTAGCAACTCATAGTTTTAAACAAATTGTAGATTATCAACGTCTTGATGAGCTTGAACATAAGCTTAATCAGTTTTCATATCGAGTTTTAAAAGCTGACTGTCTTGATTTACCAGAAAAAATTTATACAAAACGTTACATTGAAATGACACCTGAACAGAAAAAAATGTATGTTGAAATGAAAAATTTTGCCTTGTCAATATTAGAAAGGGAAACAATAACAGCGGCAGGAATATTAACGCAAATGATTAAGTTACATCAAATAACTTGTGGTCATATTAAAACTGATGATGGAAAATTAATTGAATTAAAGAATAATAGATTAAATGAACTTTTAAATGTAATGGAGGAAATAGATGGAAAAGTCATTATATGGGCAGTTTATCGTTATGATATACAGCAAATTGAAAAAGCACTTTCAAAAAAATACGGACCCGACAGTGTTCGGTCTTTTTACGGGGACACTGATGCTAATGATCGTCAAGATATTGTTACTTCCTTTCAAGATCCGAAATCTGATTTACGATTTTTTGTCGGAAATCCGAGAACAGGCGGATTCGGGCTCACTCTTACTGCTAGTCATACTGTTGTGTATTATAGCAACTCTTACGATTTAGAAATACGTATGCAATCAGAAGATAGAGCTCATCGTATTGGACAAAAAGAAAAGGTTACATACATTGATTTTATCGCAGAAAAAACTGTAGATGAAAAAATAATTAAATCACTTCGTAATAAAATTAATATTGCAACAAAAGTATTAGGTGAAGATTTTAAAGAGTGGTTAATTTAAGCGTAAACTATTTTACCTTTATTATCTACGTATACTAATTGTACTTTTAATTTTTTTTGAAAAACAGAAAGTGTTCTTCTTATATAATCGTTTTTTTGTCTACCTGATTTTCTTATTGATTTTGTTTTTACATCAAATAATTTTATCGTGCCTTTTTCTGATATGGCTATTAAGTCTACAGGACATTGTCTATGGTGTGGAGAAAAAACCCAGAACCCCTTCTTGAGTAAATCACAAATTACTAAATGCTCGCTGAGTACGCCTTTAATCTGTTTTTTGTTCATTGATTAGAATTTCTATTTTAGTCTCTAACCTAATTAATCTTTCTTTAATTTCAGGTATAGTTTCTAAAATTGCATTTTCCATCATTATTTGTTTTGTTTCGAGGGCCGTGACACGTTGAGTAAGCATACCATATACTGAACCAGCAGATACAAGTATCATGGCAAACCAAACAACGTTACGTAAATTAAAATCTTTTTCCATGATTAAAAGAAAAAGAATTCTTTTTTCTTGTTTTCATTTTTCATTTTAGTGGGCTCAATCCCAAAAAGAATTTCTTTTGCTAACTCTCCGTCAGCTTCTTCATCTATACTATCAATTAAAGTATCAAGATTTTCTTCTTCGCTAGATGTTATATTAGGTTCGGCTCTTCCAGGGTAAAGAGAATTATAAAAGTCTTTAAAACCAGTTAAAGTTTTTTCACCTAACATTTTTCCATATTTTAAAGGTGTCGCTGCGGTTACTAAGTCCTCTATAATTCTTCCATAATCTCTAAACCCTTGATCTTTTGTAAAATCTAATCCTGCTTGACCGAATTCAGGTAAAGTCGCAATACCTCCACCAGGTAAATCTGATAAATTTATATTAGCTGCATTTTCTCCAGTAAATAAAGATTTAAGATCTCCAAAAAACCCTTGACTTAATCTTGGATCTACAAAATTAGTAGCACCTATTCTATCTAAACCTTGCACAGCACTTTGACTAATTGGTAAAGCCCCTCGCATTCTTTCGTCGTCTCCTTGAAACATTTTATTCATTAGAAGTTGATAAACGTTTCTTGTTTCGTTTGGATCTGTTGTAAAAGCACCTAAACCTACAAGTGGATCTTTAATGTACCCTAAAAGATTTGGATCCAAAATACCCATACCACCGACGCCACCAGTGTTTATTTGATTTAAATTGTTTATGAAGTCAAATGCTTGATCTTGAGTATTTAAATTTTCTAATTGTTCTCTAAGTGGATTTATTTCTCTAACAAAATTTCCTGAACTATCTGTTGTTACAGTATCTTGTAAGACACCTGGAATATTATTTTGAGTACTAGCTACCCCTGCTTCAAAAGCACTTCCCGCATCTGTGCCATCACCCTCTCCAGGTTTGGGTGGTGTAAATGTGGTTGAACCTGAACTTGCTGCTATATAAGCATCTCTTGCATCACTACTAGAACCTGATGATCCTGTGCTTGAAGAAGAACCAGGGTTATGTCCTGTTACGTGTGGCATTATGCTACCCTTTGCCTTCCTACATTTGTTGACATGATACCACTAAATACTGGATCATCTTGACCAAATACAGATTGACCTGCAGCCATTGTGTTTGGATTAATTACATTTGCATTTGCTAAAGTAGAATTGTTTGCAATCTGATTTAATAATTCTATAGGTACTTGTGAAGCAGATGCTGCTTCGTTTTCTGTTCTAATTGTTTGAGAAGGAGGAAATTGTGGTTTACCACCAGTATCACTACTACCCATTGAAGAGTTATTTATTTTTCTCATTTCATTTTCTGAAAGATTTTCTTCGTATTGATATTCTGTATCAATATCTATTCCGTAACTTTTTGCTAAATTATTAATTGCAATGTTTACTGCTGCAAAACTTGAACTTTTGCCAATATCTAATATTTCTTCAAGTTCACTTGCTTTTACTCCTTTTGATAAAAGAGCTGCAAGGACATCATAACGAATCGTTGTAACAGCTACATCAACTAATGTCGCAGGGTTAAATATTGCCATAGCATATTTTGCTCTTTGAGTACCACCTGCCATTGCGCCACCAACGTCTTCTCCGCTTGCTAGTCTTGCAACATATCTAACAAAATTATCTAACGTGTCAACGTCTTCAGCTTTGTCAAAAAACTTCATTAATTGTTCGTTACTTTTTAAATTTTCTATTTCTTTAACAAGTTGTTTTGCATTTAACACTTGTCCCTCTGCACCTTCACCTGCCGTTTTTGTTGATTTACCTAAAATTTGTTGAATGATACCATTTCTTACAGACTCTTTATAACTATCGCCTCCTTGTGCAATTAAATCATCAATTGCTTGTCCACCTTTGCCTGGTTTTGCTTTTCTTAAAACATCGTAAACTAAGTCGGCATTTGTTAATCCTTTTGCAATTATTTCACTAAATGTAGAATTATCTAATGCGTTATATGTTCTTTGTATTTGAAACAAATCTAAAATTTTTTGTTCGGAATTTGTACCTAAGTACGCTTTTAACGAGTCAGGATCAAACTTTTGCCATTTCGCAATTGTATCTTGTATATTTGTTGGGTCTTTTAAAAGTTTATTGACAAACATTTTTTGAACAGCTTCAAACATTTGATTTGATAATGCTGGAGAAATTTCTCCAGAACTATTCAACATTGCTTTTATTGTGCTTGCGTTTACTCCTCCATCAGGATTAAAAGCAGCAGCCATAAAATCACTAACATCTCCTTTGCCTGCCATGATGTTTCTTATTTTATTATTATTTAAAACAATATCAGTATTATCTAAATGCTTACCAAGCATTGCTAACAATGATTTAGCTTCAATACTTCCACTAAATAAATCATTATTAGGATTCATTATTTTTTTAATGTTATTTTTAATAGTATTACCAATAAGTTGATCTAATGGATCAGTGCTTTCTAATAATTTATTAGCCTGTTGTCTTATATTCACTAAAGAATTAATTGACTTTGTCATTCCTTTATCAGTGCTATTGCCTACAGATACCTTTATTTTGTTAAGTTGTTCTATTAAATTCATTGCAGGCTTACTTACTGCTTGTTCAAAAGGAACGTTTTTACCTTTTAATGTTTTAAAATTACCATTTTTTAATTTTACCTTATAATTTTTACCAGGAACATAAGCATCTTTTATTGATGAAAGTATATCGGTTACATCTCCTTTTAAATTTGTAAAATTTATAAAAGCTGGATTGTCTTTATTTATTTTATTTTTAGTTTTGTTTATTAAACTTGTTGTAATTTTTGAACTGTTTCTATTATATAAAGATAAAAGTTCAGGTAGATATTCTTCTGCTTGAGCTGCTGCTACACCACTTTTTGGAAACAAGTCAAAAGCTTCTTCCATGTTTTGTTTTACTGTATGATTTAATTGTATTAGTTCGTCTAATGTTAAAACTCTACCACCACCAAATTCATTTAACTTAGTAATAACACCTTCCATTTGTTTACGTTGAACTTGTTCAGGTCTTTTTGAAAACTCTTTTGCTTGAAAAAAAGATTTTCTTAAAGTTGGATTTAAAGCCAGTTGTGCAATTGTCAGTGGCTCTACGCCTAGTTTTTCTGCAGCAAGGGCTAAAGCATTAGCATCTTTTATTAATCCAGGTTTAAACTGTCCTGTTACTAATTTACCACCTACTTCAAATACACCAAACATTCCGCCAGCAAAGGCTGCTTCAAACCATTGTGATCCATCAAAAACAACATCATTAAAAAAATCAAATTTTTGATCTTCTGCATCAGCATATTCTTTTTCACCATAACCTTTTAAAGCTTCTGTTAAATCTCTTAACTCAAGGCCTGTTCTTGAACCAGCAGTAACTGCTAATACTCGTGTAAGTAAACTTTTACCTCTTGTTGCGAAAGCCGCTGCTATTTCAGAACCAATTACCAATGGGTCCATGTATCCCGCTATTAACCCAAATTCTCCCATGTCTCTTCCTTTTGGATTACTTAGTCTAAAATCTTTTTCATCAGGGTATCTAAATACTTCTACATATTCCGTTTTGTTCTTATTAATTGGAACCTGAATCATTTGGTAATCACCACCAGGATATTTTTCCATGAATTTAGCCCGTCTTGTATTAAAGCTTTTACTCATGGTGATTTCTCTTTTAAGGTTTATGTCCCCAGCCTTAAATCCTTCATTAGTTATTGTTTCATCAATAAGACTTCCCATGTAAGCAAGTTTATTATTGTATTTTTCATCGGCTAATTCTTTTCTTTGTTTAAAATACTCATATTCTTTTGTGCCACGAATAAACCGTGAGCCTGGAACAAACTCAAAGATACTTGGTGATAAATCTTGTTCTTTAATATTTTCTATGATGTTTTGTGAATCTTGATCTGTTAAAGCAATCTGTTCATCAAAGTTTGGAAGTTTATAAAGCTCACTCTGGTCTAGTTGTTCTTCAAAAATTTCCATTAGTTACCTGCCGATAATTGTTTTCCTGTAAAGTATCGTAGTCTTCCGTTACCCATATTAATTGCATAGATTGGTTGATTTGGTTCAGCTCCCTCTTGATCAGAGCCTTTTAAAGTTTTAAAGATACCACCACTATCGGAATACGTTACAAAAAATAAATCACCTTTTTCATAAAGATCAGCTACTTGATACGTGTCATTGCCTATTGTAACACTATCAATATCACTAAACTCTTGATCAGTAAGTACAGCGCCTTGATTATTTAATTGACTAATACCATTCTTAAACTCTTCTGAGGTTTCATACTGTCTATAAGCATCTGCTTCTTTTTCTAAAATGTACGCTGCAGCTTCTGCTGGTCGCATTTCTTTACCATCAATTTTCCCTGTCTGTAAGAATGTATTTAACATATCACCTGATGCTGCTTGTATTTCGTTATCCACTTTATTTAAAGTAAGAATAAATTTTTGTGACTCAGCGCTAAAGAAAGGTAACGTATTACTTTCTCTAACTGATGCAAATTCTGCTTGGTTAAAGTTACCTGGTATTGCTCCTCCAGATGCTGTGTCTAATGTAAATTGATTATGTAATGCAATTAATGCATCAGAACTTGGTGCTGCACCATCTGCAAAAAGATCAAATGCTTCTCTTACACTATTTGGTAAAGCTGCAAATACATTTGGAAAATCATTTTTGAAACTAGCGACAATGTTTCTTGAGTTATAAAATGTTCTGTTAGTTATTGAATCATCAATTAAGTTTAATGCAGCAGTAATTTTCTTATTATTTTGCGCTGCTAATTTTGTATTTTTTTGAATTGATTCAATTGTACTCTCAGCAATTTTTGCTAGTAATTTTTCATCTTCTGTATTTTGTAATAATTCTAACTCATCTTCTTTGGATAATCCTGTTTTTCTTGCATTTAAAATGTAATTAACTTGTAGATTTGTAATCTCTTCATTTGTATAAGGAGCTCCTGTTTCAGGGTTTGTTTGACCAGTAAGATTTGCTTTAAGAAAATTCATTTTCTCACTAAAGGCTGTTGGTTCTTTCTCTCCTGTAAATACAATATCGTAAGTACCTTTGTCACTTCTCTCAACAAGCACATTACCTATTTGATAAGTTTTTGGTTTGCTTTCATCTATTATTTTTACCCATTCATTTGCATCATTTTGTTCATATACCGTGTCACCAACAACAAGTTGATTTTTATCATTAGGTTTTACATTAAGTACTTCTTCTCTAATGCCTCCTTCTACAGAGCTGTCTTCTATAATAGCTGTGTAAATAGGTTCATTATTTTCACCAACCCCTTGAACAATTTGTTTAATGCTTGGTTTACTCTCATCGATAACTTTTTCCCATTTTTGATTATTAGGATTTTTCTCGTAAACAGTATTACCAACTGTAATTTGTCCTTTTGAATTTGGTGTAATACCCTCTAATATTTGTGAAATAATTTTATCGTCTTTCATTACTAAACCTACAAATACAGATTTATCATCTATTATTGCTTCTTGTATTCCAATAAACTCACCTTGTACTTTGTCTCTTGCATCAAGTATTTGCTCGTATTCACCAGTTTCTTCATTTAATTTAAAGACTTGGTTGTTAATTGTAATTTGTTCATTCTCATCTGGAACCTTGCCTACTATTGCAACCTGTTTAAAAGCACCGTTTTCAACACCTACTGCTGAGTAAGATACTTCTCCTGCAGCATTTTCCACTTTTATTATTTTGTTTATGTTAAATCCTGTATCTTTATTTGTATCTGCTAATTCTGTTAATTTATCTTCACCCTCTCCTGCAAATTGATTGTATAAGTACAACACACCATTAACATCGACTAAGTTTGGTTCAACAAAAGCATCACCAATTTCTTCTTGATGAAAGACACCATCTTTAGTCCCAACAGCATAATTGATCATTCCGGTGCCATCTTCTTTTTCTTTTTGTATTATATCTTTAATTACAAACCCTTTGCTTGCTGTAGCCATTTTGTTTGCTTCTATTTCAAAAAGTTTTGATGCAGCCAATGTTGCCGCTTGATCTTCATAAGGTTTTATATTTGCTAGAGCAGGAGCTGCCGCACTTATATCAGTTAAGGTTCTTAGACCTATACTTTGATCAGCTCCATCTACCGCTGGTTTTCCTCCTGCGGCGGACTCACCAAGCCGTGCAAAAAAATCAAATAATGCTGGTGCATTTTGTGAAAAAAATCCTCTTTGTTTAGGAACAATGCCTTGAGCTAAATCATACAGTTTTTTATATTCTGCACTGTCAGCATAAAGCCCTTCGTTTGCTTTCATTACAGGAACGAGTCCTGATGTAATACCTGTACCACGTGAATTTAATTTCATTCTTTCAGGCGCATTTACAAACATTTTCCTGTTATAAACTGCCATTATTTAAAACTCCCAAATCCCTCTAATAAAGTTCCAATACCCGTACCAAGTGATCCAATACCACTTGCAAATTGTAAGAATGGATTTGCTGGTGTGACTGGCATTTGTGAAATAGTTTGACCACCAAAAGGTAATCCTGCCAATATGTCTGTTCCAAAAGAAATTCGTTGAAAAGGTTCTTGTTGTTGTGCTGCAATATTTTGTCGTTGAGCTTCAAGACCTGCTTGTAGTAATTGTTGTTGCTGACCACCTACACCGAGTAATGTGCTTATATCTTGACCTAACATCTGTTGACCTAAACCGCCTATACCTGCTTGCGTTTTTGCAAGACTTCCTAATTGACCAGTAAGCCCTGATAATTGTTGGCCAGCGGATAGCTGTCTTCTTTGTTGAGCTTCTTGTGCTGATTGGGCTGATGATAAAGCTTGTTGATAACTTCTAGATGCATCTTCAAAAATACGTCTAGATTTTATGTCACCTAAATTTTTTGCTAATTCTGCTTCTTGAACTCCAAAACGTGAACCACCAAAGGCACCCGCCTTTTGCGCTTGACTTGCAAGATTTGATTGTGCCATTGCACCTTGTTTATCAATTTCTTTTAAAGCTTCTTGAGTTACTAATTGTTGATAAGGATCTCTAAACGCAGCAATATTTGCCGCTGTTGGTGTAAATCCTTGTGTTGCACCACCTAATGTTTGTGCTGCTATATTTCCTAATTGTCCTGCACTTGTTGCTGTTTGTCCTGCTTGCGATACTAAAGGTTGAAATGCTCCAATACCTGCACCCGCTAAATTAAAAGCATCTATTTGAGGTTGCGTGAACCCTGCAACAGTTTGCTTGGCTATATCACGTGGTTGGTTAATTAATCCTTTAATGTAATCCGCATCTCCAGGTGCGCCTTGTCCGAATAATGTTAAAAGTAAATCCTTTTGACGTTCCTGTACATATTCTGGAGGTAATTGTTGTTGTATTGTTGTTTGTGTTGCCATTATCCTTGTGCCTCCAATTGATCCATCATTTCATACATTTTTCTTGCACCTTGCATTCTATCACCATTACCCGCACCTTTCACAGCCTTAGCTGTCATAACAAATTCACCATCACTTAACATAGCAGGAATACTATCAGATGTACCTGTACCTGGTCCACTTATTTCGCCAGTTTTACGAGGAAACTCCGAAGTGCCACCTTGAGCCATCATCATGACATTTTCAATTTCTTTTAATCCATTAACTGGTTCTTGCATTAATCCACCCTCTGCAGCGTTTGTTATTAAGTTACCTTGATTATCATAATAAGAACCAGCGATACCACCTCCTAATTGTAAATCTAATAACTGTCCTGGTGTTAAATTTAAAGATTTTGCTACATAATCAGAACCTGGAAATTTGCTATCTAATTCTTCTTGTTTTGGTGTTTTAAATAATCCAAACGGCGATAAAGCTGCACCTGTGATTGCACTTGCACCACCTAATCTTGCTAATAGTTTTGCAGTGTCTACCTTACCTGAATCATCTTTTGGTATAAATGATCCTTTGTCACCAAATAATCCAGAAGTTCCTTCAACTATATCAGGCCCTTTTTGTGATCCTTTTTTACCTAATAAAAATTCTCCAAAAGATCCTGCACCAGTTTTACCACCACCTTGTAAAGCACTCATAAATTTACCATCACCTAAAAGTTTATTACCGGCAGTCATGTCAAATTTACCAAACTTTAATCCGGGGCTTGCGTTTGCTAAAAATGCTGCTTGTGCTATTTCTCCAAATCCTGCTTCAGGATCTGCTAATGCTCCTATTCCTGCAAATAACGGATTACCTGTCGCTAATGCGAGTACAGTACCCAAATATTTTTCAGAATCTCCAGGTAGCGCTTTCGCCACCATTTTTCGTAATTTTTTAAGCATAATCTCCTAGTGCAATTTATGTGATTGAAAAACGCAAGGAGGCTGCCCTTGAATAAAAGCCTATTTAAATGTATATTTATAGGCAAATTATTGCTATATGACAATAGATATTTATGCAAAGAAAGAAAAGGTTATAATGTCCGAAAAATCAACAAAAGTAAATTTCAACGCTATAAGACCATTTGGTCCTACTATTTTACAAGGTCAGTTACCAAAAGAAATCATTAAAATTTTAGATGATGAAGCAACAAAACTATTAGAAGTTGATGCATTAGCTAAGGAATGGGACCACTCAATGCATTTAGCAGGTAATGTTAAACAAGAAGTACGTTACCCTCCTGATTTTTTAAACTCATCTGAATTTTCTCCAGTTTTAAATGCATTACAAATTATTGTTCAACAATATATTTCAATACCCCCAGCTTCCGATACCATAGCTGTAAAAGATGTAGGAACAATGAGTATTTCAAGCATGTGGATTGTATCACAATTTGCAGGTGATTTTAATCCTATACATGTGCATGACGGTGAACTATCAGGTGTTATTTACACAAGAATACCAAAAGATCTTAAAGAAGAATATAAAAAAGAAGACCATTTTCCATGTGTAGGTGATATACATTTTATGTGCGGTCAAGCTGCTAAATTTAGTGGTCATAATTTTCAAGCCACCCCTAAAGTTGGAGATATATTTTTGTTTCCAAGTTGGTTGTCACATGGAGTATATCCATTTAGAACGCCAAACCAAGAACGCAGATCAATGTCATTTAACATTGATTTAAAAAGAAAGCCCTAGTGTTAAGAGCTCATAAGAATAATAAAAAAAATAATTTTATTGCTGGTTGGTATATTGAAGATCCTTTTATTTGTGACAACATGATAAAATTTTTTGAACAAAATTCTAGTTATGTAGAAAGAGGAGGTATGGGTGATGGTGAAATAAATTTAAATAGAAAAAACTCTTTTGATCTAGGTTTTAACAGTAATGATAATAGAGAGCCTTTGGTATCTTATAAAAAAAATTTAAGTAAAATTTTAGAGCTATACAAAAAAAAATATAAATATTGCAGTGAACAACAAAGAGAATGGGGTTTGTATGAGGGATATAACATACAGAAATACCCAAAAGGTGGAGGTTATCCAGGATGGCATACTGAAAATAATGGTTTTCATATTAATAGACATTTGGTCTTTACTACTTACTTAAATGATATTTCTAAAAATGGTGAGACTGAGTTTATGTACCAGAAGTTAAAAATAAAACCAGAAAAAGGACTAACATTAATTTGGCCTGCTACTTGGGAATACACGCATCGTGGTAACATTTGTAAGAATCAAGAAAAATATATTACGACTGGGTGGTATTCATACAGAAATGATTGATATAAACAAAGTTCCAATGGTCCGTGTTACGTGGTTAGATGCTCGTGATACAGAGACAGGATGGCTTGATATAAAAGAAGTTATCAATGCGCCGTTAGCCGTGTGTCAAGAAGTAGGGTGGATGATCACTAATAATAAAGAGAGAATAGTTATTATGCGTTCATATAGCAAAGACAAAGATGATATTACAGGTGGTGGTGCTATTGCTATACCTAAAGATTGGTTAAAAAAAATAGAATATTTAAAGGTGGACTATGCAACACAATAAAAACACAGAGTTTGTTATGTACGTTGATAATTTTTTGGATGATAAAACTTTAAAAGATCTTCAACATACTTTTGTAAATATAAAATATGAAGATGTTGTTATGGATAGTGGTCATTATTATGGTAAACGTCATACTTTTCATGGTGATCATCATAAAGACGATCCTCTAGTAAAACTTACGAAACAGTTTTTTTATCCTCACAGAAATTTAAAACCTATTTCAATACATGCACACATGAGAAACAATGAGAAAGAGCCATTGTTTCATAAAGACACCGAAAACGATTGTGTGGCTAATTTTCTTTTATTTATAAAAGGTGAACCTCTTTTAAATAATGGTACAGGTTTTATGAAAGGTAATTCATTATCCGCTCACATTGGTTTTGTTGAGAATAGAGCTCTTTTTTTTAATGGATCTAAAATAATGCACAGTGATTTACAATCTTTTGGAGATAGCTCTACAAGATACACATTAAATATGTTTTTAAAAGAAGATGATTAAAATATTTATTGGCACTCCTTGTTATGGTGGAATGATAACGGCAGACTATTTTAAAAGTTGCATGCAACTTACTGCAGTAGCGGCTACAAATAAAGTTGAACTACAGTTTGGTACAATTGGTAATGAATCTTTAATTACAAGAGCAAGAAATACGTTAGTGCAGTTGTTTATGGATGATGAGCAATATACTCATCTTTTGTTTATAGATGCTGACATATCTTTTGATCCTAATACAGTAATGAGAATGATAGATTTAGATGAAGAGATTGTTACAGGTGTATATCCTAGAAAAACAATTGATTGGGGTAAAGTTAAAGTAAAAGTATTAGAAAATCCTGATATACCTGAAGATGCTTTGTTAGCCTCTGCTTTACAATATAATTTAAATGTAGTTAGCCCTGAAAAAATTGAAGTTAAAAAAGGATTTATAGAAGTATTAGATGGGGCTACAGGTTTTATGTTAATAAAAAGAAGTGTTTTTAAAAAAATGGCTTTAGCTTATCCTGAGTTAAAATTTATACCAGATCAACATATTGGTTCTCCACATGACAAAACATTTGATTATCATAGCACATCTAAGTGGAATTATACTTTTTTTGATACAATGATAGATCCTGAAACAAAAAGATATTTGTCTGAAGACTATGCTTTTTGTCGATTATGGCAGAAAATAGGTGGTAAAGTTTATGCTGACATAGTAAGTGGTCTTACTCATTACGGTAATTACTCATTCAAGGGTAATGTAGGCACTCAATTCTTGCCACAAAACAATAAATAATTTAGTATACCTCGACATGAAATTAGTCGATTTAAAATTCCTACCCGGTATAGATAAACAAGATACTGCTTATTCAGCAGGTGATCAAAGAAAATATGTTGATTCTAATTTTGTAAGATTTCACTACGGTAAACCAGAAAGATGGGGTGGCTGGTCATATCTTAGTCAACAATCTATAGTGGGCGTGGTCCGTGATACACATTCCTGGGTAAGTTTAAATGGCACTAGGTATCTTGCTTTAGGTACCGATAGGAAATTATATTTATATACTGATGGGTCAATCATTGACATTACCCCTTTAAGAGAAACACAAGCCTTAACTAATCCTTTTACAACTAATGGAAGTACAACAGTCACAGTAACTGATTCAAATCATGGAGCTAAAAAAGGAGACTTTGTAACATTTGACTCTTTTTCAGCAATTGACGGTTTAGACATGAACAACGAGTTTGAGGTAATTACAGTTCCTTCTGCAAATACTTTTACGGTAACTCACACAGGCACAGCCTCTGGATCTACGTCAGGTGGTGGAGGTTCAGGTAATGCTAAATATCAAATTAATGTTGGTCCTGCTAATTCTACTTACGGTTATGGGTGGGGAACATCTACTTGGGGGACTAGCACTTGGAATACAGCTAGATCCTCTTCTAATGTTGTACTAGATTCGAGAAGTTGGTCATTAGATAATTTTGGTGAAGACCTAATTGCTACCGTTTTAAATGGTGGTACTTTTATTTGGGACACTTCTTCTGGTACATCTAACAGAGCCACTGCATTATCAAACGCGCCAACTGCATCACGTTTTAATTTAGTATCTACTGATACAAGACACTTGCTTTTATTTGGAACAGAAACAACGGTGGGGGATACTTCAACTCAAGATGATTTACTTTTTAGATTTTCTGATAGAGAAGATGCAACAGATTATACACCAGTAGCTACAAACGAAGCTGGATCACTTAGAATTACAGACGGCTCTAAAATTATGGGCGCTGTTAAATCAGCTGGTCAACTGCTTGTTTGGACAGATACGTCTATGCATGGTATTCAATTTGTAGGAACACCTTTTACTTTTGGTCTTAGACAATTAGGTGCTAACTGTGGATTAATAGCACAACACGCAGCTATTGAGGTAAGTGGTAGATCATATTGGATGTCTGATGACGCTTTTTATATGTTTGATGGTGTTGTCAAAAAAATGCCATGTTCTGTTCAAGATTATGTTTTTGATGATTTAAGTTATGTTAATAGAACAGAAATAGCATGTGGTATAAACACGGCTTTTAATGAAATTATTTGGTATTATCCTTCAAGTACTTCTACACAGATAGACAGAGCTGTTGCTTATAATTATTTAGAAAATACTTGGTATACTTTAAATTTACCACGAACAACGTGGCTCGGTGCTTATGTTTATGAAAATCCTATTGCTACAGAATATAGCACATCTCTTACCTCAAACGTTTCTACAATTTTAGGAGTAACAGCAGGAGCTTCTTATATTTATGAACATGAATCTGGCAATAATCAAGCAGACGGCACAGCTATTTCTGCTTTTTTAACTACAGGATCTATTGAGATTGCGGACGGTGATGAGCTTATGTCTGTAAGTAAATTAGTACCTGATTTTGATAATTTAACTAATAATATGACAGCTACTTTGACTTTAGAACAATATCCACAATCTGCAGCTAACGTAACTACAACAGGCACTATAAGTAGCACAACTGAAAAAATTAATGTAAGAGGAAGAGGAAGAGCGGTTAAAATTAAATATGAGACAAACACTATTAATGATACAGCTTGGAGACTTGGATCAACAAAATTACAACTTAGACCAGACGGAAGAAGATAATGGCAAAAATTAATATTACTAGATTACCTAACGCTACACCAGAGTATGACCAAAATCAGTTTGATCAAATGATACAATTACTTGAACAAATTGTTTTTTTATTAAATTCAAATTATCAACAAGATTTAAGAGAAGACGCACAACAGGAGGCATTTTTCCTTGGCTAATACATTTAAAAGTAACATGTTAGACGTTACAACAACTGGTCTAACCACTTTCATAACTGTTCCAACAGCTGACGCTGGAGCATCTCCACCAGTTCCTCCTACAACATTTGTTGTTAAATCTATTTTAGTTTGTAATGATTCAGCTAATACCACTCTTCTTGATATAGAAGTTTTAAGGTCATCAGCTACTTTTGAAATATTTAAAGAGAAAAGCCTTGCCACAAAAACAACAACAGAATTATTAGAACAGCCATTAATTTTACAGGAAAGTGATGTTATGAAAGTACAAGCTAACGCAGCAAACCAAGTTCATATAACAGCAAGTTATATGCAAGTAACGAAAGGACAGTTATAAACTTTTGATAGAAAGTATAAAAATTTTACAGCTTCCAACTGAAATTATTGATGAACTAGAGAATTGGAAAAAAGAATGTGATAAAATTAAAAATCACAAATTAAGTGATTTAAAATCTCACGACAACGTAGGTACATCAACAAATTATTATCAAACAAGTGTGCCTGAAAATTTAGTTAGTTCTTCTTATTGGCTTGCTTTCACATTACGGTCATGTGCTAAACTATTTTTAGGTAGTCACAGAGATTATTTTATTAGAAAATGGGATGGTCACTTTGATAATTATGATGTTTGGATAAATTATTCTTATAAAGGTAATTATAACCCAAAGCACAAACACAGTGGTTTTTTATCTGGCATTATTTATCTTAACAATCAAGAGGATACAGTTTTTCCAAACAATAATTTTAAGTATAGAGGAGAAAAAGGTGATATGTTGTTATTTCCATCAGACACTCTTCATCAAGTAAATGTTCAAGAAAAAGATTATGAGAGAGTTACATTTGCTTTTAACATTAATAGGAGAGATATATGAATGATTCAAAACTTAACTTACATTCTTTTTTTATTACCCCTGTGTTTTCATTTCCTTTAGAGGGTTATTTACATTTAAAAGATGAAATAATTGAATTCAAAAAAGAAGATCAAATAGGTGTAAAAGGTAGAAGTACTAATGGAGGCTGGCACAGTAAAGATAATTTACACACACATCCAAGTTTTAGTGAATTAAAAAGTGAAATATTTAATTTTGCTGATGAGGCTTTTGTACATTTAGGAGTACAACAACATTACTCACCTGAAATAACAGGGATGTGGGGTATAATTAATCCTCCGGGATCCAGTAACAGATTACATAATCACCCTTACAATTTTTTGTCTGGCGTATATTATTTACAAGTTCCAGAGGACAGTGGACAAATAATTTTTCATGATCCTAAAGCTCAAGCAGAAGTTTTATCACCTCCAAAAGTAGAAAATCATAGTATTCACGTAGCTCACAGAGTTAATTTTAAACCACAAAACGGAACTTTATTGTTATTTCCTTCTTATTTAAACCATGAAGTAGAGGAAAATAATTCACAAGACGATAGAATTGTAGTAAGTTTCAATATTAATTTTACAAGGAGATAAAAATGCCGATTGTCGAACCAGCAGAATTACTCGGTCATATTACGACCGAAGATGGAAGAAGAATTCCACACTATAAAGTAAAAACAGAGACTACAATTACACACGTTGATACAGGTGCCGAGTATGAATCAGAAGCTGCAGCTCAAGCTGATGTTGATAATCCAGGAACATCTACAACAGCCGAGAAAATTAGAAGAGATATAAAAGTATTTGCTCCTTCCCTAGCAGACATGTTAGGTGAAACACCTGAATAATTAAGCGCTACAAGCCTCACATTCCATATCAGAATCTAAACCAGTTACCATAACTGTTGCATCTGAGTTGTGTGGTTTTCCTTGAATTGTATGTATATGAGAAACTTTTTTGTGTTCTAATACTTCTTTTTGTAACTTTTCATTATCTCTTTCCACTGCTAATAAACGTTCGTGGTAACGACTCACCTTATCAGCAAGGGTAGCTATAGCCTTCAATACTTCTTGATTTTCCATAATATCTCC